TTATTGCTCATTTCTACCACTCTCCACCCGTTTAATATAATCTTCACGATATTTTTTTGCTTTTTGGATTTCTTTTACTGGAGTTTTTTGTGTTTTCTTCATAAAACCGTGAGTTAAAACAGCTTTACCACCATAATAGAAAAAATATAAAATTCTCGCAGCATTAGTTCCAACTCTAGCTCTAAGTTCAAAAATCTTATCCTGCAATTTTTTTGATTCAGGCTCACGCAAAGAAGGACCATGTTCTTCCAAAAGCAATATGTATTGGTACATTCTTGCTTCAAGAGGCTCATCTAATGTATCAAGAAAATCTTTAGCAGGCATAGTTCCGTCTTTTTTTCATAAAAGACAATTTCAATTTTATTATTATTCATTTCAAAACACATCAATATAGGTTATATATAATTATATATTATATAACCTATATATCAAGATAATCACATAAACTAACTTGAGAAATCATGATAAATCCTACCGAATCGTGTTACTTCAGATTCTAATAAAAAAGGTTGGTTAGAATAAAAAATATAGGGAACTAAAAGTGCGGTGGTGCCGAAGATGAGCGTCGGATTAAGCGGTGAACATCTTGATTTTAAAAGATATGATTTTGTATTGCACCCCATTGCACCCCATTTAAAAAAAATAGCTTCATTATGTGTCACACACTGCGACACGAACAAAATTCACAATATTAATTTCAACATAATCTGCAGTTAGATAATCTGCAGATTATGACATGTCAAAGTGGCAATCTATTATTGAATTCTATACTTCTCCGGAAGTTGAGATCGTTTCATTTCCGAATAGTAAGATTCAAAACAGTGATCCTGCTTTATTGGTGTTAGAGTTATGTCCAGGATAAATTTAAGCAGCTTAAATCCATAGTGCCCCTTCTCCTGTGACTTTCGATAGCAGACTGCTGAGATTGTCTCATCAGGCCAACCACCGCAGATAGCATTTAACAGTTGGTCAAGTGCGATCAATACTCGCTTTAGATAACACCATACGTTTTTGAGTATATGTTTTAGAGTTCCCATAATTAAACCTCAGCTTTTGAGAAGTCAGACATAGGAAAATCAAAAGTCATTTCCATAATCTCATCAATAGAGGATGAAGCCTCCAGAGCGTCGCAGTAGATAAAGCGTGTAGCGTACAGGTTGGCGCCGTTGATAGAGCACTCGGTCAGCATGGTGTTAAGACCTTCGACGGAAACGGCCTGATACTGGTTATCGTAGTCCTTAAACTTGTCTACAGGTCGGCCAATACGGATTAATCCTTTAAGGTTTGTCTGAGCTTTAATGTCTGCGTCAATCTTAAAGCCAAGTGATGAGGTCAGGTACATATCTTTACACTTGTACTGAGACAGGTTCTCAGTGATTGAGTCAAGCTCGGCCTTACGCTTTGAGCGCCACTCATCTAGGAATACGTTAGGACATTTTGATACTTTTTTGAAATTTATATCATCCGGCTGGGTAGGAATGTGGTCGGAATCGGCGGAGGTGTAGATGTACTGCTTGCCGTTGTATTCGCCAAGCTCGGTGTATTCAAAGGTCTGAATACCCTTGTCATTGTCTATGGTTGCTATGCCGTGTCCGTAGGCTCCTTCTGTTGGGACGAATGAATAGACTGCCATTTGTGAATTCTCCTTTTTAGATGTTTAGGTAAGATTTTAAAAAGAGGTTGAAGCTTCTTCATAAGGAAGTTGTAGCTTGCAGAATGTTCTGTATGTGCCAGAACACTTTCAATTGCAGCATAATCCAGATGCGCAAGAGCTCTGTTGAAAGTCTTAAGGGAGCGCTTGCGGATAAGACGATAGTGTCTGGTAGTTCTGTATCCGCAGAAATTGATCGCATGATGTAAGCTCTGTATCTTCCACTTGCTGAGCTCAAGGCCCAGTATGTCGTGGAGATAACCAATAATAAGATTAAGCAAGTAGTAACATTCTTGCTGAGTAAGACCGATAAACACCATATCATCAACGTATCTGATATAGTGTTTTATTTTCAGATGACGCTTGATGTAGTGGTCGAACCTGTCAAGATAAATTAAACCAGAGGGCTGAGCTGTGATAGAGCCGACGTCTACACCAACATCGTGCATAAAACAGAGAAATAGCTCAACGATTTCGTGGTCTTTAATCTTACGTTCTAGGCTCTCACGCATTTCTTTCTTGCGGATGTTGTAATAATAGTGATATATATCAATCTGTAGATAGTAGCTATCCTCCGGAGATTTACGGATAAACTGCTGAGTTCTGGCTGCTGCACGGTCAGCGCCCTTGCCTTTTCTACAGCCGTATGAGTCGAATATAAAGCCTTTGTCGAAGGTGTCATATACGTAATTGTAAATAAGGCGCTGTACGATAAGGTCACGGAACTGAGGCGCGGTGATACGTCTGACTTTCTGACCGGCTGTACACCATATATCGAATACTTTTGGCGCGCTCGGTCTGTAGGTGCGTGTTTTAAGTTCTTTATAGAGCTGTTTTAATTCTGAGACAAAATTCTGTTTGAACTGCTGGACTCTGTGGCGGTTCTGTTTACCGGAGATAGTATCAAAATAGGCGGTGCGTAGATTTTCATACGTCACCATATCATCGTAAGTTAAGGGTGTCTCGCCGGAGTGTAAGCAATCAGGCGAGACGGCATGGTTTGACAACTTGTCAGGACTTAACACCGTCATATCTCACTGAGTATGTCTTATCGACTGTCACAATACAGGGAAATGACCCGCAACGAAACGAATTATTCGTATTCGAGTTAGTACGCCAATTATTGAAATTACGCGAAAACACATAAAACACAATATGCCAAGCCCTACTGTTCCAAAGAATCAGCAATTTCATTATAAGCCTTTTTCCAAGCCCCGACCATACATCCGATTTCTGTAAGAAGTGTCTCGATGTACCCTTTACGGTGGTCTTGGTAGTGACGGTTGTCGTGTTTGCCGTCTTTGAAGTCTAATAAACCTAAATCATAATAGAGAGACCACATGGAGCGTAATTTTTCAAGTGTAATATCTAAGTCTCGCAAAGAGGTCTTCTTAAACTTTTTAAAATTGCATTCAATAATTAAATCATGAAGTTGCCAGGTAAGAAGTATTAAGTGCTTACAGGTCGAATATTTTGCATATCTGGGTGCATGATTGACGTAGACATGAGTGATCTTAATCAGTTCTGCAAACTTCTGATTTAATTTATTGTTATATAGTCCGGTAGTATATTTATTGGATGCAAGTTTAAAAGGTCTTTCTTCCTGTGATTGAGAGTTAACAATCTGAACCATAATACCTCTTTTATTTTATATAAGGGCGCTACCGCGCCCTTGATCCCATTAATCACGGAGATAGGCCCCGCAACGAAACGAAGTATCCGTATCCGAGTAAGTACGCCAAGTAAAGAAATAACGCGAAAACACATTTTGTACTGTACTCTCGCTGTTAATGTTTTCACCGTGTACATACATAGCCAGACACTGCGTAGCTGGACTAGTATAACTCAAACATGGTCCCATCATAGTATTTTGTGATGAGGAGATGGACTGTTCACTGTTAGGAATCAGCATGAATGAGTCGCGAGCGTTGGCGTCTAATTCGCCGTTTCTTACAGGAGAAATATACATCTGATTGTTACCATTACCCCAGTACCATGCTCTATTAGTAGTCATAGCAAAGTGATCGGTAGTATCAAACTCGTTGTAATTCTCAAGTAAGTTTGCAGCTGTTCCCCATGCGTCCTTAGAACCACCAAAGCCATTTGTTAAGTCTTTCATCTTAACGGTTGGTTTTAACAGGTAAATCTTATTGTTGGTAACTGCGGTCTGTCCCTGAGTTCCGGAAGTACCAGGAGTGGTTACACCGAGGCAGAACTCCCATGTAAAGCCATCGGCCATCATGATACCATTCTTCTGTCCGTTATGTGAATACAGTGCTGGGGTTGAAGCGTTCCATCCTTTTGTAGGATAGTTAGCGCCACCCCTTGACTTCCACCATGCACAGTTAGCGGTACCGGTTGAGTGCTGTCCCTGCAGTAAGGTAATTGCATCCATAGCCTGGTGCATGAACCAAGAAGCTACGAAGTAATCAGAACCTAGATTACGGGCACGGGTCATCATGGTAGGAGCGTCAATATTAACCATACCACGAGCTGAGCCGTCACCATAGGCGTATACGACACCGTCTAGAGTCTTGCCGTTAGGCTCATACTTCTGCATGAAGAATCCTGGCTGATTAACACTCTCAGAACCATCATAGAACGCTCTAAGAGAGAAATAACCGTCTGCATTAGCCTCAGCCTCTGAATTGTATGCATCGTGTGTCTTAACGCTTAATACGTTGGCACCGTATACATCGTAGTCAGGGTCAGACTGGTCTCCATAACGGATATAGTGGTGAGGGATGTAAACAAACTGACCGCCATTGTCAGACATAAAGTTACCGTAATTATCTGAAGTCTTGTCGTATGTACCATTCATAGGAGACATACCGATTGCAGCAAGCTCGTCTTCAGTAGCATCAGGGAATCCAACACCAAAGCCCTGACGACCTACGATACCAATATCATTTGCCTTACGTCCACCGGAAGATACATATACAGCCACAGCGTGAGGAGTAACAGCCTTAGTCTTATTGGTAGGCTCATCAGCGATGTTGTCACACAGCTGTGCTTTACCCTTTATCTCTGTAGTTGCGTCAGGAACTGTAACCACATCGGACTCGGTCTGAATCTGCTGCCATACGTTTGCGTTGGTGCCCGGTTCCACAGGGTTCTGTTTGTTGTTTGCTTGCTTACAGAACCATAATTTACCTTTGTGGCCGATTACACGGTCAACAATATAAGGCTTGTTTGAGTCGTATGCGTCAATAGCGATAACTGGAACCGCCTCGGCGAGCTGAGAGAGAGCATTTGCACCTTCATTTGTTGGTGTGAGTCCGGCTTTGATGATTACATTTCTAATTTCTTCACCAAGTGCGTAGAACCATGCTGCTCCTATTTTTGTGGCAGGAACCGCAAGTTCAGGATCGCCCTCAGTTGGAAACCCTTCTGAAGTTAAAGTGGAAAGAGATGGAACTGATTCTGATGCATCAGCTTCATATAAACGTGTTTCCATTATATGTTATCCTCTTTTTGATACTGAAATACAATAACCTTGTGAGCAGGAGTAACGGATTTAACCAGACACTCAAAAAGCTCATTTCCCCATTTAGCTAGACGTTCATCAGCTCTACTGTTTGCTGTAAAATATTTAATCGTTGTACCTGATGCTGAAATAATTAAAACAGCATGATCCCATTTTGGCCCATACAATCTTTCATTTACTCGGCTTGCTGCAGTAAACGGCTTCACCCTACTGGCAGAAACCGAACTAATACCTGTAATTTCAGCTATTATGGAGAGTAGTTCTGTATAGGTTAGGCCTAAGGTTGTAATCTTGGTCACTAACAGCTGTCTCCATTGTTCTACTGATGTATTAGCCAGAGACTTTAAACAGTCATTAGGGATACCCCACTCTTTAAACCAATCCGATATTGTTACTGAGGCTGTTCGTGGGTCTGATTCATCTATAAGCAGTGATATATCGTGATCTATTCGCTGAAATTCTCTTGAAGCAAGATCAATTACGGCAACCATTAAATCAGAGAGTTCATCTTCCCAGGCAGGACCTTGTGGAAGTAAGCTTTTTAAAGCGCTCTGATATTCAGAGACAGTAAAACCAGTTAATTTCCCTGCCATGTTACTGCTCCTACTGTAAGCATATGAGAACTTGACTGAGCAACCATATCTTCCGCTGGAGAAACGATAATATGATCTTCTTCTCCAACAACTTCAGAAATAGCAGCATTTAAATGTGATAAATATATAGTTCCACCTGGAATTGCCTCATCCGTAAACAGTTCTTTGATTCTTTCTTCCACATGCTGGCGCATTGATGTATTATCAGGTAAAACTGAAAGACGGATATCTACCGGCTGTGCTACAGGTTTTTCTACATAAATTGTGGCCAACACATCAGCCTTGGACGCAAGATAAGTCTGAACCTGAGATAATAGTTCATCAGTAGGGAAGCCGTCCTGCGTTAAATTGTCAGACATAATACGAACTGTGACAGTTCCTGTGCCCATTTCACGTGGATAACACCACGCACGGGTTACACCAGAAACCTCTAAGCACCAGGCGATATAATCCTCTGCAGTTCCAGTACGAGGAGGCTTTTGAGTTCGATTCAAAATTCTTTCTCTTAAAGAATCATCTGTTTCAGCATTAGTTCCGCCTGTAATTTCTGATGTTGTTACGGCTCCTGATACTCCGGAGATAGCAGATACCAGCGTTAATTCAACTCCTGATTCGATATTGCCCTCTGTTCCGGATACAGTGGCACGGATTGAAGCTGCACCTGACGATGTGACGGCAGAAGTTGTCTCGAACTGATGGCCTTCAGTATCCTGCAGTAAGGTTCCTGTATCAAGTACAACTGGATTTTCCCAGTTAAATTGAACAGTTCCAGTTGCATAAGTAGCTGGCTTACGATAAATATCAAATAATCTTCCTCTTCTTTCCAGATAGGAGGTTTCAGCTGTCTCTGTAAAAAGCTGTTTCCTGCCATACTCAATGGCACTGTAGATTTCGTGCGATGCACCTGCTATTACACGTATGGCCACATTAACATCAGAGCGCCTCAAAAATTCTTTGTTGTAGCGGGATTTTGCATCGTTGGTAATGCGATCTATGATTTTGGCCAAGCTAGGTCTTAAAGGTGAACTCATCTTATATCTCCGTAAACTTGAAAATGTTGCTGCTGTTATTTATGTAAAGATTAACGGTTACAGTAAGCTGGTTAATCCCAGCGCGCTCACAAACAACCTCAACCTTATGGACCTTGCCATCATCCACTAACCATTGCAAAGCGCTTTCACACATTTCCTGAGCTTCAAGGAGAACTTCTCCTGTCAGCTTTCTTCTGAAAAGCTGATATAGCTTTGAACCAATCCGATCATTTGGATTTTCTGCAAACGTATCTCCCCACCATCCGTATTGGGACAATCCATCATAATGATCTGATTGCTCGGCTCTCTGCCATGTAAATAAAGAAATAACAACAGCTCGCTGTAACTGAGAAAGCTTTGAATTATCAAGAAGAGTGCCATTGAAATACATTTTCATTTCAGTATCATCCTTACTCTTTTAAGTTGACACGGGCAAAGGTGCATAGATGAAAAATCAAACACTGTTGGAGTGTTATCGATAACAGCTCCATAACAGACGACACCTACATCAGCTGTCAGGTCTGTAAGTTGGTCCTCAGAAATAGAAAAGCCACTCGTTGTTATCGAGTGGCCATCAGCTTCTACAGGTTGTTCCTGCCGTATCCATGTACGGTTCCTGTATCTAAATACAGGGCGCTTGCTTAAAGACGAAACTATAATCATATGTTTAATACTTCTGCAGCCATCCTTAGAATTTTTAGAGCAAAGAATTTTAGAGATTCTATGGTTACAAGATACCCAGCCTTTTCAATCTCGTTTATCGTTTTATTGAAAATTTACGTTTATTGTGGAGTGCTTGTGTTGCTACCGCCTGCCTGCACTCCACCGTGAACATGCTTCTGCACACTGATAGTACCTGCAGTAATATCTCCTGAAGCTGCAATTGCACCATATACTTGAGCACCTTCACCACCGCTGACATTAAGACCGCCTTGAATGGTGACATGACCGCTGATAGTAGTCTCAGATGCATTTATGTTCACGCTTCCGGTTGTGACGTTCACACTAGCAGACGCATTGATATTTACAACCGCACTGGTTTGAATATCAATCTTGGACGAAGCTCCGTCAATGAGAATGCCTTCACGGCGTAAATAAATCTTACGGCCAAGGTCGTCATACATCGCCACCTCACCCTTTTTAAGAGCTTTGAGTCGGTAACGTCTGTCAGCTACACAAAGTACCAAACCAAGTTCTCTTGAATCATCAGTAAAGACAATGACGGCATCCGTCTTTTTATCAAGGAAAGGTTCTGAGGTAAAGCCGTAAGGCTCCATATGTTCGAGGTTATCTCTGACCTCATCATCCTGCAGTTCAACCTGTAATTCTCTAAGATTCTGATCTGATGACTGAGATACAGTTCCTCTTACTATTCTTTCACTGTCTGGCATATCAACTCCATTATGACCAGTATTTTGTTTGATACTGATTCTTATTTACCTGAATAGAAGCTGTTGTTTTAGAAGTGTTGATATTAGTGTTCTTCTGAGTATTTTCTTTTGCAGTTGATTCTGGAGGTCTATACCCATCAGGAGGAACCACTTCAAGTTCTGTAGTCATTCCTGATTCATTGGTTAAGGAGAAAGTGACCTTTTGGATAAGGAAAGGCATACTTCCGGTTTTATCAAGAAAATCGTCCTTAACAGAAACTATTGTGTTAACTTTCCATAGTTCTCCGAAGACGTTTCTCCATCCTTGAACTGTATAAGTGGACTTATAAAACTGATTGTTGGCAAAGTGTTTATTTCCTGAGGCTTCCTTCTCACATGTTTTACTGTTACTTTGACCTTTTGCTTTTTCATAAATATATCGAGCTCTATCTGCAACAAGATTGTCCCCGGGGACAACGTTATTTGACTTACAGACATTTAGTCCATATGAGGAATTAGAGCCTTTATCCTGTCCTACAACTCCATAATGTGAATAGAGTTTAGTGCCGTCAAAAGGAATTGAGGCCTTAAGAATATTCTCACCTAGAACAAGACTTGGAGTATTGACGGTAGCTGTTTCCTGTTTTTTTACAATTACCAAATCTCCATTTTCATCGTCAGTAAATAATAAATCTCTGTTTTTAACAAGATTTCTTATAGAATCAATGATCTTATCTGTAGGGGTAATACTGAAATTGTTCTTCTTCTCCTGGGAATTTACCTGACTGATTAGGCGAATATCATATGGAGCAATCAGAGTAGCAATAATTTTTTCAATTTGCTCGTTATGCCAGTTTCGAGCAGTTTTCTGCGCAGGAGAAACAACCATCCCAGATGGGTGTATTCTGTACTTCCACCATTTATTTCTAGTTGAGATTTTTGCAATCTCTTCATCCGAAGGATATGGACAGCAGTCAATTAAATCTGCAGTTTTACTTCTGCCGACAATAGTTACAGTACGTTGATGAGCATCGTACATGACAGGAGTCTGATCAATATATCCTGTCAGAATTAATTCGTCATCGATACAAAGCTGTACAGGCTTCCCAACTTTATAATCCCATAATGAAAATCCGTTTGGTTTATCAAAAGTAATACCCAGCTGAAAAGCTCTTGCAATAGAATTTAAATCACAGACGATGGAAACGCTCTCCCATCCCTCATTGATTTTATTATCGATTACGAGTTTTACTTTATTTTCAGGCATAAAAAAACCGCCTATAAAAAGCGGTCTCCATAGTAATGAATATCAGTTAATGACACTGTATTGGGAAAACAGCCATTGTCTGATAACAATGTTCCTTTGTTCCATCTTTATGAATAATATCATACTCGACATGTTCGGAACCGGTATTTGGAGCAGGTCTGTTATCTACAAATTTTTCCCCGTATTTTCTTTCGTACTCTAACTTGTCTTGCTGAGTTGCTTCATATACACATGCCAAATCAGGACAGTATTTAGCATAAGCCCCAGAACAGCAAACAAGCATTGAAACAATCAGAACTAAAACTTTCTTCATAGCAATATCCTCTACTTATCTTAAGTATAGCTCTGAACAAGCTTTATTTTGAGGACACTTTTAATGTTTCTGTAGGTAAAAACAAAGGATTGGCGATATTGTTTCTCTGAACAATTTCTAAATCACGAGAAGCATCTCCATACCTGTCGTAGGCAAGAGCTAAGGATGAAGTCGACTCATCGATTTTAATTTCTTCAACAGAGCCTAAATCTGACGCAAGCTCGCTCAGATGGTTATATACACTGTAGCGTGCATCTGCTAGTGTGCTGTACGTATCATCGTCATCGATACCACCTAACAGCATTTCATTATCAAGAGAATTTAAAAGATCATCCCTGATTCGAAGAACATCCTCAGCAAATGGAGCTACCTGTGTTCCTTCAAGGTTCTGGTCGTAGTCTGTTCCAATATAAGCTGTACTTGCTACGGCATTTCCTAACATCGTTAATCTGAAGGCTTTCTCAATAGAGGCACTTGCATTTGTTATCGATGATGTCTTAGTTGAAGAATATGCAGTTAAAGAGGTTACTGCAGCAACAGTAGAGATCATTTTGTCACGTGCTGATGCAGATGAAGAGGATATAGACTTCCAGTCACGTGATGAAGCCGCAAGACTGGCAATTCCCAAATCAGTAATTATTCTGTCTTTTAACTTATCCTTATCAAGCAGTAAAGATGCCATTTCGACAGAGAAATTATTCACCGTAGGCCCCATACCCAACAGCTTTATAAAATTTGTGTCAGATAATGTTCCTAGGGCACCGTTTGCAATTTCAGCAACTTCTGTTACATATTCTGTAATCGATTCCGGATCATAATCTCCTAGAATATCTTTATAAAGATTATTTGCTGATTCAAAGAGCGAGTTTACCCATGAAGTTACTATCTTTGGATATAGAAGCTCACCTGCTTCAACAAAATTCAATGTTAAAGTAGCAATTCGTTTTGCTATATTCCATTGAATAACTGGAGTATCAACAGGAAAGACTTTAAGTCTACCGAGCCAAGGATGAACGAGATCTCCTCCAGTTTCTCCAGGATTAGTTTCAAGAACTTCGACAAATCGCTTTGCCCTGGTTACATAATCTGAACCGACAATAAAGGCCGTAAATGTAAATTTTCTTGTAGCCTTACCAAGATCTTCAACAAAAGGCTTGTCACGCTGAGGGAATTCATGGAGCACGGTTCTGCGCCCAAAATTAAATTCTGAGGCAGAAACGTGAAAAACAATGTTCTGATATGAAGCCTGTCTTAAATCATCAAACATTTAACGACTCCTTCCTGTGTCCTGTTTTACATTCATTCTCATAGCATAATTATCAGAACGCTGTTCGGTTACTTCTGCAGTAGTGCCAGGATCAGTATGTAAACGAATTTCCATGGCTCCATTAAAACGAGACTCCCCTACAAGAGTAGGCAAAGCTCCTCTGAGAGGGCTGGCCACTGCTCTCTGAACCTGGTCTGAGTTATCTGAACCACCGAAGAAACCTGTAACACTATCCCATGCTTTTGATACCCCCGATGTAACCGTACCTGTTACACTTGATATGGTATCGATGATCCCTTTTGCAGGGCCCAGCATACTTTCGATAAGATCTAAAAACCAAGTTTTCAGTCCTTCCCAGGCTTTCTTAATTGAGTCTGGTATGGTATCAGTAAAAAATGTTACAAATCCATCGAACAGAGAAATAGCAATATTCGCTACACCTGACCAATAGTCTTTATACCATTCCCAAAAGGAACTAAAAACATCCTTTATCTGCTCCCATAAATCTGTAAACCATGCAACCAGAGAATCCCAGTTGTTGTAGATGTAGTAGATTGCACCGCCTAATGCTGCCACTGCAGCAACTATTCCCAGCACAATCCATGTAACCGGATTAGCCAGCATAGCAGCATTAAAAGCCCATACAGCTTTAGTAAGTGGCCATAAGACTTTAATCATGGTTGAAAATGCTGAAACAGTTGATACTATGACAATCGCAACCTTTCCAACAAATAAAGCACCTATAGCAATAGCAACAGTTTTTAATCCGCCCATAGCGGTAAAAAGGTTAACACATGACTTGGTAAAATTTACTGCTCCGGTGATTACTGCTTTAAAATCTATTTTTTCAAGAGACTTTGAAAAATCAATAATAGCTTCGGTTATTGCTGAGGCTATCCATTCCCTGTTGTTAGCAATCCAGTCATTCATTCCATCCAGCATTGGCTGCATCACTGGAAGTAACTGACGTCCAATTGCAAACTGAACGCCCTGCACAGCATAACGTGTACGAGTCAGAGAGTCACTAAATAGAGCTGTGTATGCAACATCATCCTTACCTAGGACAACACCGTATTTTTCAGCCTCTTCTCTTGCCTGTATTAAGCCATCAGAACCGTCAGATAATGTTTTAATAAGATTCTGTCCTGAACGTCCAAAAAACTGAGTAGCGATATAAGCTTTCTGAGTTGCATTCGACTGTGACTTAATACTGTCAGCAATCTCAGGAATCAGCTCGGCGGCAGTTTTCATTCTACCGTTGGCATCTTTCATGGAGATACCTAAATCATCCATAAGTTTTGCTAAATTCTTATTTGAGCCGGCAGCCATATTCGCCATATTCTTATTCAGCACGGCTATAGCAGAGTCCATTTCTCCGGCGCTTGAACCTCCCAATGAAGCAGCATAACGAAAAGCCTGAAGAGAATCAGATGCAATACTCAGAGATCTCGCTGTGTCATCCACAGATGAACCATAATCAGCAAAGGCAAAAATAGCAGACTTAGCAGCAGCTACAGCAGAAGCTAATCCGCCAGCTATTGGAGCAAAAGTAATGGCAGATAAGCTTTTTAATTTTGATCCAACAGACTGAGCAGCCCTGGAAAAAGACTTAAACTTTTTCTGAAGATTTCCTAAAGTAGGAGATACGTCATCCTTGGCGCTCAAAACTACTTTAGAATGAACGGTCTTAGCCATGGTTACTGTCCTCTGGAATCCTTAATTAACTGATATATATGCGAAGTCTGCACTGAAAGTTCGACAAGTTCATCAAGAGATTTACACTTAAGCTCAAATGGGTTCATATGCCAGCAGTAGGCCATTTCATAAACCCATTCGATAAGTGCATCTTTTGAATTGAAACTGTCGATTATGCGAAAAAACGCACAAGACTATTTACGGCAAAAACAAAGTCATGAGGTGTCATTTTATTAATGACTGAATTTGGCTGGTTTGAAAGTCTAATCAGATATTTACGGCCAATATTCATATCAATACTAATCTTGCCGGAAGTGTCTGACTGTAACAGCATACCTGTGCGGCAGATATCCTCTACAGTAGGTTTTCTGATAGAAAGCTTTGTAATTTCTTCCTCTCCATGGGAAATTGGAGAGGACAATTCAATTTCAAGCTCATCTGCAGCTTCCATTTCTTCTGGAAAACGAGCATCATCAAGCTCAACTAAATTGCCCTTCTTTGCCATTAGTTAAATCCTCCATCTCTTCCGTGGAACTCAAGCGAAACAGTTCCCTCGGAACCACTGATATTATTCTCGCCATGTAACCAGGCTCTGCTCAGAACGTATACCTGACCACCAGCAAATTCAGCTGTAATAGTCATATTGTCGTTTTTTTCAAGACTTCTGAAAGGGAAATCCTTAGTAAAAACAGCATCAAGCTTTACGTAAGGAGCTCTTTTTGTCTCTTTATAACCAACTAGCCCCTGAGTTGACAGAATATCTTCCTTAACAGAAGTATTCAGGGGAACTTCCATATTACCAACCACCTCAAGCTGAACTCCATCAACCTTGATATAGCAGGTACCCGCTTCTCTATGTGTATTAGACATTTTTTATTCCTCTTAGTCTGTTTCTCTATACTGAAGTCTGAACTGATTCAACAGTGCAAATACTCTTAGCTGATTTACCAAATCAGGAGGCATCAGAACATTTACACGGTTAGGATCATTAGCATCTCTTTCTACAATCAGATACTTGGCAAATAAATCTGAATTCTC